ACAGAACATACCTGGTTAAAATCCGAGGTAAAAAGAATGTTCCACTTTCTCAAAGGCGGTAATCCACAGTTATCACAAATGAAAAGAGACACTATGTTTATTCAAATGCTCGAAGGTTTATGTGCTGAAGAAGCACAACTATTACTGTGGGTAAAAGATAAAGAATTAAACAAACACTACAAAGGGTTAACCGCTAATCTGATCAAAGAAGCATTTGGTTGGAATGACGATTTCATGCGAAAAAACGCATAAAAAACGTGTGACAACCTGTCGCACCCCCTATTTTTTCTACTAAACCCTTGAAAAACAAGGGTTTTTTCTTTCATTTAATGCTTGACTTTCCTTGTAAATTCATGTATAGTATAACTATATTTCGAAAGGATACATTATGAAACTTAAAACTACTAGAAACAATCTACTTAAATATATCAAAACTCCGTTTGACGGTCAAGATTATGAGACCGTTGCTCATCTTATTGCTGGTAATCAATTGATTGCCGCTGCTAATCATATTGAAATGTTAGACACTATGGTTAGAGATACAATGAAAATTGTTATTATGAATACTTGTCCTAAAATATCTTATGAAATGTTTGGGACTATTGAATTTTATGAAGGAGGTCAATAATGGGTAAAGTAAAACAATGGGCAGAAGATAATGCCGAAAACTTTTTAAGTCAATTAGAAAAACAAATCAAAGACGGAACTCAAACAGTTGCGTCTGCTATGTTACTTGTTAAGTCTGCTGATATCATGTGGGACTTAATTGGTTTTAATCACATTGACGAGGTTGAAGAATACCTTGAAGGTGTCGTAAATAAATAGTAAGAGAGGTCTTATGAAATACTTTTTATCAATATTAGCAATCATGGGTATCTACCTGATTGCTTTTACAGAAATCAAACAAGCACAGACGGTAAGTAAACCGTTAGAGATAACAATACATGTACAACCAGCAAGTATAAAACCTGTAGTTGTGCCTGTTATTGATACATCAAACAAAGACACATTTGTACAAACTTTAAATGCATGTGTCAATCATATCTATTCAGAGTTGCCAGTTGAGCAACAAATACCTAAAGAAATACTAATCGCACAAGCGGCACTAGAAACCGGTTGGGGATCAAGTAGATTTGCCAACGAAGGTAATAATCTATTTGGTATTCGAACATTTAATAAAGATAGTGAGTGGTTATTACCTATCACTTGGGATCAAAACAAATGGATTGGTTGGGGTGTAAAAGTTTATGAAACTAAATGTCAAAGTGTAAAAGACTATGTAAGAATTATAAACACAGTTTTTGCTTATGAAAAATTTAGAGAGTTAAGATCACAGAACGCCAATGTCTATGAACTTGTCGATACTCTAGATAAGTATGCTACTAAAAATAGTTATACTGAATTGGTAAAGAAAGTAATCAAATATAACATAGAAGGTAAATATGAACTATAATTTGTTTTGGGAAAGAGTTGCAAAACTTGAATATGCATACAACAACGCACCAGAGGATATGAAGTATATCTGGTTTCATAAACTGTATGCAATGATGTTAAATGTTGAATATTATTAAGGAGGTTGACAATGGTTAAAATTTATGATATAATAAAGAATAATTTACTTTTGATAGCAGTTATGTTATGGGCTGTGATATTTGCTGTAATGGCATATCCTGAACCTAAAGAAGAAGTTAACAAAACTATTATTCAAATTGAAATTGATCTTGAAAAAATTGATGGTTCTTTGAAAAACATTGAACAAACAATACAAGAAATATTTGGTAAATTAGAAATAGAAATTAATACTGGAGAATAATATGAATATCTTTTATCTACATAAAGACCCAACAATGGCAGCAAAATGGCATGTTGATAAACATGTTGTTAAAATGATTGTCGAGTCAGCACAATTACTTTGTACCGCACATAGAATGAATGACGGTATTAAAACAGAAGCAAGAAGTAAAACAGGTCGTAAGACTTGGCGTTATATTATGGAAGATGAAAGAAGACAAAACGAGTTATATCAAGCAGTACATTATCATCACCCAAGCGCTGTATGGTGTAGAGAAACAAAACAACAATATTTCTGGTTGTATGATTTATTCAAAGCACTAGGTCATGAATATACATATAGATATGGTAAAGTACATAGTACAAATTTTAAATTAAATCAGATATTAGCAAACGCACCTAACAATATAGGTGAAGGTTGGCGTGAACCACCTCCTGCTATGCAACATTATCCACAATGTATTGTACCTAATGACAGTATTCAGTCCTATAGAAATTACTATATAGAAGCAAAGGCATATTTTGCTAAGTGGACAAAACGAGATACGCCTGAATGGTTTGCTGAAGGAGTGGCATGATTACAAATATATTATTAGGATTTATATTATTAGATTTATTATTCATAACATTAATGTTATATGCGATAGGGGAAAAACTGAATGACAAACAAAAGTAAAGTATTTCATAAAAACGAACCACCTATACCATTTACATTTGATTTTTATTTGGTATATTGGGAAGACATACAAAGTGATAGTGGTTGGCGAGACCTAAAAGATATTCAATCATCAAAACCAGCAATCTGTGTTTCAACAGGTTGGTTAGTGAAGAAAGACAAAAAGGTACATATTCTCATGTCAGACTATAACTATGATGAGAAAGGTGATTTGTCAGACGGAGGTAACACAACGGTGATACCATCAAAAAACGTAATTAAAAAATATAAGATAGAGGGACTATGAGATCATTTATTGTAAACAGTTGGGATGGTATTATGAACTTTAATCATAATCCATTAAGACATATACCAGATTTACAAGTACGACATTTAATATTACAGATACTAGCATGGATGTGGTGTATAACTTTTTCATTATTTTTTTCATCATGGTATATCTTTGGTATATCAGTTGTTGCTCACTTCGTATTAATACTTGCAATAGTTGTTACAGTTGCTACTTTTGTTTCAACAGAGAGAATGTATAGATTTAAAGAAGGTTATCATTCTATGGGTAGAGCAAGAGGTTCAGTAATGTACAGAGGTAAAGACGGCACAATATATAAAGTACCATTACCTAAAAACGATCCAGGAGGAGAACACGATTAATGCCAACATATAGATTTTATAATAAGAATACAAAAACTGAATTTGAGGAATACATGTCTATTGCAGAAATGGAAAAGTTTAAGAAAAAGAAACATATTGATTTATTGCCACCTACTCAGTTAAATATTGTATCAACAACAGGAACAATTGATGGTAAAACTGATGATGGTTGGAAAGAACAATTAAGTAGAATTGCAGAAAAACATCCTGACAGTAATCTAGGTAAAAGATACAGACGCAGAGGTATTAAAGAAGCAAAGACAAAAGAAGTAATAGAAAAACACAGAAAAATTGCACGAGCAAAAGGAAAAATATAAATAGAAGTAGATATGTTGCAGTACAATGGTAGGAATATTATATACTGGTAAACAGAATCCGAAAATGTAAACTGAGCAACAACTCATAAAAAAAGTGAAAATAAAATGGTAAGTAAAAAAAAGACATTGGGCATATCTCACACAGAATTGTCAGATATTAAACCCATAACAGATAATCAAAAAGAAGTTTTTGAACAATATCAAAAAGGTCAAAATCTTTTTTTATATGGTGTGGCAGGAACTGGTAAAACTTTTGTTGCATTGTACAACGCATTGAAAGATGTACTAGATCCTAAATCACCAAGAGAACGAGTTTATATAGTTCGTTCTTTATTACCTACAAGAGATATAGGTTTTTTACCTGGTGATGAAGAGGATAAATCATATCTCTATCAAGTACCATATCAAAACATGGTGCGATTTATGTTTAAACAACCAGACGAGAGATCGTTTGATCAGTTGTATAATAATTTAAGAAATCAAGGTACAATAGATTTCTTATCAACGAGTTTCTTACGAGGTGTTACTATTGATAATGGTGTTATAATAGTTGATGAATGTCAAAACTTAAACTTTCATGAACTAGATACAATCATTACAAGAGTAGGCCAAGATACAAGAATAGTCTTTGCTGGTGATATACAGCAAACAGACTTAACTAAAACAAATGATAGGAACGGCATTTTAGATTTCGTGAACATCATGCAAGAAATGAAAGAAATAGATTGTATTGAGTTTGGTATACCAGACATTGTTAGATCAGGTCTATTGAAATCATATTTAATTAACAAGATAAAGTTAGGATTACACTATGAGCAATAAATTTTCAGAAGCGCTAGAAATAATATTACACCACGAAGGTGGTTATGTAAATCACCCAAAAGATCCAGGTGGTGAAACAAACTTAGGTGTCACTAAAAGAGTTTACGAAGACTTTGGTGGCGAAAAAGAAATGAAAGATTTGACAAAAGAAGATGTTGAACCTATCTATAAAAAGAATTATTGGGATAGAGTGAAAGGTGATGATTTACCAGAAGGTTTAGATTTAATGATATTTGACTTTGCTGTAAATGCAGGACCAGGTCGTGCCGCAAAATTTATTCAGAGACTAGTAAATACTACAGTTGATGGTGGCATAGGTCCTAATACACTAGGTAAAATAAACGAATACGTTGAACACTATGGATTAGAACAAACTATTTCATCATATGCTTTGATGAGACAAAATTACTATGAAGGTCTATCTACCTTTTCCACATTTGGTAAAGGTTGGACAAGACGAGTAATGGAAGTAACTGAAAAGGCGAAAGAATGGACGCAATAACTCATACTATTGTAGTATGCATAATAATATATCTAGCATACAGATATGGTCAACATGTGGCATATAAGGATTTTAACAAATTCTTAGGTAAAGCAATGGATCATGCAAAGAAGAAACCAGACCCTTTTTTCACTAGAAGATAGGGCTTGACTTTTTAGTCAAACCGTGATATAATAGTTTTAACTATTAAGGATTATATAATGTTTACACACCAACCACCCATAAGAGATTTACCTCTACTGAAAGCAAAGAACGTAGATGGTAAAAGATTTTACGAAGACCAAGAAACAAAAAAGATTTATCCGTCTATAACATCAGTATTATCAATTCGACAAAAAGAAGGATTGTTAAAATGGCGTAAGAATGTAGGCGAACAAGTTGCAAATCATGTAATGATACAGGCCGCAAATCGTGGTACAGCAGTACATAATATGGTTGAAGACTACTTAAACAATGTTGACTTAGAACAAGTTGACAAATACAAAAAACAATTCTTACCTAGAATGATGTTTAATGTATTGAAACCAGAACTAGCAAAAATAAATAATATACGATTACAAGAAGCGGCAATGTTTTCTACTGATTACACAGTTGCAGGTCGTGTTGATTGTATTGCAGAATATGATGATGTATTATCTATTATAGATTTTAAAACATCTACAAAAGAAAAACAAGAAGACTGGATTGAAAACTATTTCATACAAGGTAGTGCTTATGCAGAAATGTATAAAGAACACTTTGGTGAAGAACCAACACAAGTAGTGATATTGATTACTACGGAAGAAGGTACAACACAAGTATTTAAGAAAAAGAAAATTGATTATCTACCTCAGTTGAAAGAGGCAGTATCAGACTTTTATAAATGGCAGGAGAATAAAAATGTCGATTAAATTATACAGACTAACTACAGGTGAAGATGTTGTTGGTGCACCTCAAGAAAAAGAACACACAACAACACATACGGCAATTAAAAAACCTTTTGTGTTAATACCTATGCAAGGTAAACCAGGTGAGAATACTAGAATAGGTTTTCAACCTTATATACCTTATAGTGAAGATGAAATTGTTATGATTAAAAAAGATAATATTATTTGCACCACTAATCCAGGTGAGAACATAAAAAACGCATATGAGCAAAACACTACAAACTTAGTAAAACCTAATAGTAAACTTATAGTATGATGAAAGCATTTAGATATATTGCAGGTATATTTCTTATAGGAGTATTCTTAGGTATTGTATATGCCGGACTAAACAAAGCACAATCAAGCGAAGTATTTCCACCTGACTTGTTAAGAGTACAATCAGTACCAGTCTATTGTGGTAATTCTTTTGAGGTGTTAGTCACAACAATGAATACTTTTAAAATGGAATTACTAGGTAGTGCTAATGTTACAGTACAGGGTCAACCAGACGGAAGACTTTTAGGCACCATGTCAGTATGGTATAATACTGATAAACAAAAAGGTGTCTTTTATCTTACCATTCCACAAACAGGTGAAACTTGTTTGATGTCGTATGGTATAGATTGGGTCTTTGATACAGAGATACTATTAGATGTAGTAAACAGTTCCCTTGCTAATGTGAGTAAACTACCTGATATCGAGGTAGAATAGAAAACGTAGCGAGGGAAACCAGAAAGAGAAATATGACACCAAAACAATTTGCACTAGTGATAGAAAAAATAGCAAGTAAAAAAAGAATATCACACATGGATGCAGTATTAGATTATTGTAAAGAAAAAGAAATAGAACCAGAACAAGTAACACATTTGATAAACAGAAACTTAAAAGATAAAATCAAAATGAACGCACAAGATTTAAATTTTTTACCTAAAACAGCAACACTACCTGTATAGATGAATGAAGGATATGAAGCATACAAGAAATACCTTGGCATTAAGTTACATTTTACAAAAGATGAATACGATT